ATGACCGTATTCTCACAGCAATAGAACTTCAGCTCATTGCCTCCGGCATCCGGTTCTGTTTTGAAACAATGTCCTTTTGTTACCTGAAGAGCATTGTTGTATTCACTCCTGTATATGCTCACATAACCTCTTGCTGCCTTTGCCTCCTTCTGCTGTTTGGAATAGTCGGCAGCCTTAATCTTCAGCCAGTCTCCTTCAGCATGTTTGATGAAGCATCCATTCACGATAGTACGGGCAAGCTCTTTCAGCTCTATGTATATGGTCACAAGCATCCGGCAAAGGTGATAGAAGATGCCGCCCTTTTTGAAGTTCGTTATAGGAAAGCCTTCACCCTCAAGCTCTCCCTGTACCTTTTCCATCTCCTCATCTTCATCCGGGAGAGGGATAATCTTCTCCATAATGCTCTCATCTATCATTCCACAATCACCTCCACGCCATTGCTCTCAATGTCAATGTTATATTCACTATTGCTATCTGTCCTCCGGAAGGCTATCCTGATATGGTATATATGACCGTCAAAGTTCACCGTTGTCTGTATGCTCCCGGCATCAATATAGTCCCTTTTGGACATCTTGGAACGGATACGCTGCTGTATTTCCATCTGTGTGAAGTCATCATACTCTCCCTGCATAAAGTCAAGCAGGCTCCACCCATAGCTTGCATCCCCTTCCTCATCCTCATAGAAGAGCTCACCCTCTTCTGTCATTGCCTCATTCTTAATATCCTGAAGCCAACATTCATCATCCGATACAAGGGCTGTGTCCCCGTTCCCGTCTGATACAGGCTGACCATCTTCATCAAGCATGATGTCTACATCATTTGCACCTGTTATCTGCATCAGAAGCACCTCCCTATGATATAAGGCTTGCACTCACCATACATGAGCACGATTGCCACAATCTCATTCTTCAGGACAGGTATGTCAGTTTTCACCTTCGGTACCTCCGGGAAGCGGATGTCAGGCTGCTTGTTTTTGTCAAGTATTTTGAGAGTTGCTTCATACAGCTCTCCGTTCTGTCTCACAGATACCACCTTTGCATATAAGCCGGGCGGATACTGCATGTGTGGATAGTTCTCTTTTATCTGATTTTGAAGCTCCTGCTCCACAAACATCTTCATCATGTCAGACATCCTTCTCACCTCCTGCAAAATAGATATACATGTGTACCGCTCCGGTATCATCACTTCTCACTATTGTCTTCTCTACTGTTACAATTCCGCTGTATTTGCTGTGCTGCACCTCAACTTCTTGGCTGTGGTGTATCCAAGGGATGGCTATTGTCTCCGCCTCCCAAAGGTCTCCGTACTTATTCAGGGACAGGATGGTCTCTCCCTCCTCAAGTACATATATCTCTTTCTGTTCTTCCTTGGTTCCCCAATAGAATACCTTTTTCTGAAAGAAGAACGGGTTCTTGATGCCCCATGAGCTGTTGACCTCTGCTATGGTATTGATACCGCTCTTTCTGTCAATGACAAAAAGGTCTTTCTTCCCATAATGTTCATCAGACAGCACATAGTCCTCAATCCCTGCACATGCCAATACATACCGGATGACATCCTGCGGCTCACAGTCTACAAAGGATGCCTTGATGGTCACTCTGTCAAGCTTCATCATGTCATCTTTTATCATTATTTCCTTCCAGTAGTCCGTGTCACCGCATCTGACATATCCATCAATCAGGCTGTCAAAGTCATCCTCATATCCAAGCTCAACGCTTGCTTCATCCATATCTTTGAACTTCAGGACTCCCTGAAGCTGTGGTGATAATTCCACCCGGCACCAGTCCATGTGAGACTCTTTGCTTGAGAAACACTCAACCTCTATACCATCCGTCACCTCATAGTCTCCTACTGTCACCCGGAACTCCGGGGATATTAGCTTCTTGTATCCCAAGCTTCTCACCTCCTGCTATTTCACAGCCGCCCTTGCTGCCTTCTTACCTCTGCTTGTGTTCCGGCTGTCCTTTGCCGGGCTTTTGCTTTTTGATTTCTTACTCTTTGACTTCTTTGTGCTCTTTTTAGTAGTCTTTTTCTTTGTGGTCTTCTTTTTCACCTTTATCCCGGCTATATCAGGAGCCCACAGTTCCAATGAAGCTATCCGTTTGCTCTCTGATATAACCTTCTTAGAGGTGAGGTTCTTGAAGTATACCTTTGTGATACCACGGACTGCACAGTCTTCATTGACTATTGGAAGAAGCTTCGGCTTGTCCTGACCATAAGGCTTGAAAAGCCGCTGCATCTCCGTGAGCTGTTCCAATGTGGTAGCAGTCTTTGTGTCCTCAAGCAGTATGTCTATCATCACCTTGGCATTTTCATAGCCTACAGGCTGTGACTTCTTGTATCTGCCCTTCTCATCCTGTGCCACATACACGCTTCCGGCTTCCTGAACCTCCACGCTTGTGACCTGACCTTCAAGATATATACCTCCAAGCTTCACTACCTTTTCCTGCACATACAGCATACCGCCTCACCTCCTATGTTGTTACCGGAGTAGGGCTGTCTGTCCGGTTCTGTGCATCCTTCAGCTCATCTATCAGCTTGTAGAGCAGAGGCAAGTCCTTAATCTTGCTTATATCTACAGTGAAGCTAATCTGATGGATGGTGGTGCCGCCTTCTTTGCCCCATCTCTCTGATGTGTATGTCTCTTTTGTGGTTGTTGTCTTGCTTTCCTTTTCCTTTCGTACTGATGCAGCCTTTGAGGTCAAAGCACTTGTGATGTTTGCCCCGGTCTGCTGTACTGTATCACCGCTTTCTTCGTTCTCTCCTTTGACTACGCCTTTGACAATCTCTGTCATCTGCTTCCACAGTTCGGATAATGGAAGCACCGCTTCAGCTCCGGCTTCTCCTCCTCCCAAGAGGTTCCCTCCCATTGCTCCAAAGATGGTTGCTCCGTTCAGGATACCGCCTTCCTTGTACCATTGGATGGAGAAGGATGGCAATGAACCTTTTCCGCCGATACCATAAGGTGCCTGTCCACCATTTACACTAATATGTGGCAGCTTCAAGTCCGGAAGCTTCCATGAGAAATTGAAAACTCCTTTGATTTTCTCAATCGTACTGGACACTACAGACCTTGCCGCTTCAAGTTTTGATGAGAAGGCTGACTTGATACTGTCAAGAACTGAAGAGACCGTATCCTTTGCCGCCTGTATCTTATTGCTTATAGTAGAGCGTATACTCTCAAGCTTCCCACCTGTCAGATTGTTTATCACGGAGTATGCTGTACTGAAGGTACCCTGTACTCCTGTCATTGTTGCTGCTACAATTCCCTTTATGCCTCCGCCGCTTGACTGATATGCAGCCTGCATATTGGAGAGCTGTGTGCTTGCATAGTTCTTAGCTGCTAACATTCCGGATGATACTGCATTTTCCACACCGGACATCTTCTCACTGAATTGGTTCTTGATGTTTGTGAGCTTTCCGCCCGTCAGGTTGTCAATGAATGTGAAGCCTGCTGTGTAGTATCCCTTCACGCCTTCTACAGCCGCCGCTGCTACGCCCTTGATGCCGCCGCCATGTTCTTCATAGGCTGCCTTCATATTGCCAAGCTTTTCCTTCACGGTGTCGGATGCAGCTCCTAAGATATTTCCAAAGAAGCCCTTCACCGCTTCAAGCCCGTTTTTGATGGTGTCCTTCATCTTCGTTATGGTCTCGGTTGCATCTATGCCGATTGCCGACAATGCACCACCAACCACATCCAAAAATCCGGATGCAAACCCACCAAGGAATGAGAGGATGGCATCAAAGCAGTTGAAAAAGAAGTCCTTCAGGTCTCCGACTGCTGCGGATGCAAAGTCAAGAGCTCCCGAAAAATCGCCCTTGAATAGTGAGACAATCATGTTCACCACATTGGTAACAAAGCTCACCAAACTTGAGAGGGCATTGGTCAACGGGGTCAGTGCGGATATAATTCCCTGAATACAACCAACGAAATGACCAAGTGCTACCGTCAGGACTGCACCTAAGACAGCACCTAGTACCTCAAGGATTGGCTGCACCGCCTGATACAGTTCCATGAACTTCTGACCTAGATTTTGTAGGGCAGGCTTCAATGTCTGCCATGCCTGCATGAAGGATGATTTCACCTGTTCAAATAGTCCAATCCAAAAGCCACGGAAGGCTTCTGACTTATTCCATAGGACTACAAAGGCAGCTACTAGAGCCACTATTCCGGCTATCACCCACGTTATAGGGGAAGCAAGGAAGGCTGTATTCATTCCCAAGGTTGCGGTCTTCACAAGTCCTATAGCGTTCTTTGCTGACAGGAAAAGCTTTCCAAGGCTTCCTATCACACCCATCACGCTTCCTGCTATCACAAGGAATACTCCAAGCTTCAGGGCTATGTTCATAATGCTCTGAACCGTTTCCTGATTGTTGCTTATCCACTTGGAACCCTTCTGTATCAGTCCGCTCACTTTGTCCATGGTATTGTTGACTGCCGGAAGTAGTCCATTTCCAAGTTCCTCCACATTGTTGTGTATCTGTTGCTTCAGCACTTGGAACTTCTGCTCCGGTGTGTTGTTGATGGCTTCCGCCATCTCCTCCGTCACAGATATTCCGTTTTTCATGCTTCCCTGCAAGTCCTGTATTCCACTGTCAAGGGTCTCAACATTGTTGTATAAAAGGTCTATAAGGGCAACCGCCTCATCCGTTCCAAAGGCTTCCTTCAGTTCCCTCTTCTCTACTGCATCAATGGTCTCCCCATATTTACTCTTCAGCTCTGTCAGGATGTCCGGCATTGATAGTAGCTGATTGTTGGTATCAAGGAAGGTCAGTCCCAACTTCTCTCCGGCACTGGATGCCTGATTGAGGAAGGACTTATACTTTGTTGCTGCTTCAGAACCGGACATTGTAGTCTGAAGCTGTCCCATTATGGCAAGCTGTTCTTCAAGTGGGACATTGGCATTTGTAGCTGTGGCTCCTAGTGCCGATATCGCACTTGCCATCTCGGAGCCGGATGTCTTGTAGTTCTTAACTGCTGTTGCAATTCCGGCGGAGAACATCTCACCAAACTCAAGGTCAGACATATCATCATAAAAACCTTTATAGATACCGTAACCTGTGGCAAATAGTGAGCCCATCTCTTCCGTTGTTGATTTTGTGGCTTTACCCGTCAGGGCTGCCAGTTGTGTGAACTGTGCCACGCCTTCATCCGTCAAGGATGCTATACCTGATTTAATATCATAGGATGCCGTTATGAAGTCCGCTTTGCTTGTTCCTGCCCATGTGTTGGAGAAGCTCTTTGCCGCATCCTCCACCGCCTTCAGGTCTTTCACTCCCAAAGAGGAAAG